TATCAGGGGAAGTCTTAGACCAATGATAGACAAACTTGTGTAAGAGTTCTCTCTCGTCTGCACACTTGACATAAATTACTTCATGGGTTTGCAGCAAGGCATTGTCTACATCATACTCACCACAACCGAATGTATAATAGGTATCATCTATGTTATTCTTCATTGTGATTGCTGTTACTTCCTGATCAGCCAGAGCTGGCTCAGGGAAACCATCACCGAACTTACATTCTATATCGATTGAGGTAACATTAATAAGATTACGATCCCACTTGATTACACCAGGGAACTCTTCATTCAGATACTGGACCACATAGTTGGTATTGCCATACACTTTAAAGTTTGGTACATCACTGTAAGACTTGATAAAGTCTGTGGCTTCACCCATTGAACCGAATACAATAGGTTCTACGGAAGTACCATCGAGAGAATTCCAATCATGTGCATTATTACCTTTGTTGGTAACGAATAGGGTTGGTTTGTATGGAATAGTGAAGGAGACTTTCTTGCCTTCCTCATATCCCATGTATTTGATTACCTTCCCGTGACGGAAAGCATTAGTATAGAAAGAATTTGTCATGGTACCATTATAACATGATACCACAAAAAGTACATATGTTTATGTTAATATTTTTGGAGTCTCGTTCAATTGGATAACGTTTTCGCCGTGAAGCATTTGTTTATATTGATCTTTTAAATCATCGGTTGGTACAAGGTTAAACATGATATGATCTTTCTTGATTATCATTTTATCCATTTCACAATAAGACATATAAGGCATGAAGCCAATTTGATCTTTATTTGGAATTAAAAGAACCGGATGTGTTACTGTTAATGTTAAACCTGATTCATTTACTACATACACTAATATCTCTTCACCCGAAGTTAATCGGATTAATTTAATTTCATTCATAATTTACCTGTGTTGTTTTGATTTATAATCTTTGATAGCTGATTTGATTGCATCCTCTGCTAGTACACTACAATGTATCTTTACTGGTGGCAAATTGAGTTCTTCGACAATAGAAGTATTCTTTATAGATTCTACTTCACTTACCGCCATACCCTTTACCCATTCAGTTAATAGTGAGCTAGAAGCGATAGCTGATCCACAGCCATATGTTTTAAATTTGGCATCAGTAACTACGTCATCTTCAATCTTTATTTGAAGTCGCATTACATCGCCGCAAGCAGGAGCACCTACCATACCAGTACCTACACTTGGATCATGCTGATCCATTACACCCACATTGCGTGGATTATTATAGTGATCTAAAACTTGTTCTGAATATGCCATATGCTCCTTAGTTAATTTAACCTAACAGCAATTTTGCTGCCTTGTTTAATGAACCTAAATTGATAGTTTGAGGCTTATCTTCTTCTGGAATATCGTTCTCCAAAATAATAACAAGCAAACCATCTACAATATCTGCACCAATCACTTTGATTGTGTCAGCTATAGTGAATGATCTCTCAAACCCTCTAGAAGAGATTCCACGATGTGTGTAGTCTCTAGTATCTGTACCACCTTTTTTCTTACCGGTTACAGTTAATACTCCCTTCTCGAGAGTTAGGTCAATGTCTTCTTTACTAAATCCTGCAACAGCGATCTCGATTAAGAAATGACCATCATCTTTTCGAATAACATTGTAAGGTGGATATCCTACTCCACGAGCTTCTCCCGATGGGATTGCTTGTAATGTATTAAAAAGTTGATCGAATCCAAGGAACGTATCCCTTGGGAAGTTAAATGCTAAGTTTGACATAATTGTCCTCCTATATTATAGCAAGGTTATAAAATGAATACCCTTTCGGCATACTCACTTTTATTTATATAGGTTTTATTTAATACCTATATTATATTTGGGACATAATTCCCAATCTGTTTTATCTTTGTGACTAATAATTTTAATTTGGTTTAGTGCTGCTGTGTCACCAATAGGTGCTATGGTCTCTAGTAATCCCCAATCATCCATTAGTTTGACAATTGTGTTCCTACGTTTAAGATCATTCTGTGTAAGATTAGATGGCTTACCATCCAATAAGAATAACTCTTTAAAATGAGTTATAAAATATCTTCCTTGCTTATGAAGGATATGACATGATTGATATAATTTATTATCCTTCTTCGAAGCTACACCTATTCTTGTAAGTGTTTCACGAATCTTAAGGAAATCATCTGGTTCTGCTATTGTAATTTCTAACATCATATCTGGTTTCCAATTTACCAGATTATCATCGTTGTATTCCGCCATGCTGTATTCTTCCTTTTATAGTATTCAAGTTGTCATTACTTAAAAGCGGAAGGACATCACGTGCTTTCTCATTGCTATAACCATAGTAGGTTTTAATAGCATTGATATTCTCATCATCTATAGATTTGTTCCACTTAGAAAACCTATTTCGTTTTCTAACTATATTTATAAGAAAATGATACTGCAGTTTGCCATCCAGATGGTGGAACTTATTCATTTCATTGGCATATATAACAGTATCAGGGAAATAGGATAGACCACGATTAACCATAAAGGCATTGTATTCTTTCTCATTCTCTAGTATATCCTTTTTAGAAGAGGATATAGATTTGATTAACTCAAATGGATTCATTTAAATTAGTCTTTACATATTTAACACTGTCTAATATAAATGATCTCCAGCCTTGAGCTTCAACATCAAAGACATTCATATAATCTCTGTTCTCTTCGTCTGGTGGATTACCAATATTCTTTGGTGCCATTTCAGTAGGGATCTCTTTAGCCATGAGTGTGCATTTCATTACACGATCATCACCATTCTTTTTGGTGAAGGCTACTTCAATAACCTCGGTATGCAAGAATTCTTTAAGATCTTCGTACAATGTTGTTCCTGTAATATTAATTTTTGTCATGTTCTTCTACTGCCTCCGCTAAGAATTTACTCATCATTTGTAATAATCTGCCAGCTTTTTCTAGCTGCCATAATATCATAACTACACCCAACGTTGTAATTATTTGTCCATACATTGCTAATTGTTCTGTCATAGATCTCCTATTTAAATTTAATTGAGGACATGATCTCAGTCATGCATGCCACTACGTTTAATTCATGATCAGCTACGAAGCTATCCTTATAAGAATAGTCTGCAAGGATCAGGACCAGTTGAGGGATACTAGAAGGTTGGACATAAGTAATCATATTGTCATACACCATTCTAAAAAGCTTTGCTGATTCTACGTCCATGTTATCTGTTACCCACTTACGCATCTTCTTAAAGTTTTTAGTCTTAAGATCTTCCATCAATGCCTGAACACTTGACTCGGATAGAGTGACAAGAACTCCGGTATCGATAGTACCACTCATGCCATACCTTTGACATTCATTTATGACACGTCTCCAGTCTGGTATGTATTTCATAATGAGTTCTGCAATAACTGCATTGTCATATGTAATGTTTTCGGAATCAAGAATGAATTGAAGTCTAGACATAAATGCCTGTGCCATCACTGCTTTGTTCCCTAAGTTGAATTCATATATAGAACATCTCGAATGGAGAGGATCAATAATACGATTCTTGAAATTACAAGTAAGTATAAATCTACAATTAGAAGAGAACTCCTCTATGAACCCACGCAATGCAGGTTGAGTAGATTGTGGGTTTAGGTAATCAGCCTCGTCGAGGATAACAACCTTTTGTCCACCATGTAAACTTACTGTACTTGCAAACTGTTTGATCTTACCGCGGAGTGTATCAATGTTACCATCCTCGGAACCATTAATAATCATATAGTCAAGATCTAACTCATTGCATAACGCTCTGGCTACGGTAGTCTTACCTACACCAGCCGAACCGCTAAACATCATATTTGGTATTTCTCCCCCATCAATAATACTTTGGAAAGTATCTTTGAGTGCTTGAGGGAGAATGCAATCAGCTATAGTTTTTGGTCTGTACTTTTCTACGAATAAAAATTCTTTCACATAAACCTCATAATATAATTAAGCATGGTACCATTATACCATGCTTTTACCAAAAGTACATACTACGCAGGTGTTTCAGTCTCTGCTTCACCTTCAGCTGGAGCTTCTGCAGCCGCTGCGGCCGTCAGAAAAGAATCTAGACGATTTCTTAATGTACCAACTTCAGCAAGTTCAGGACCTTCAAAGGCTCCACGCTTCGTTACTATATCGATAATCGATACACAGCCTTTTATATCATTAAGGCTTAAGCCTGGATTTTCAGCTGCTGGAGCTGTTGTTTCTGGAGTTGCTGCTGCATCAATTACTTCTGCAGTTGCATCCATTATTTCTTCATTACTATCTACCATTATATTTCCTTATATGTGGTTGTTTTATCAAGGGCGACCCAGTAATCTGTGTCACCAGCTTTTATTAATGCTACCTGCTTTTTGTCAATTCCGAAGACATATTCAGCGGCAGGCTTGAATTTGAAATTGTTTATATCAAACACAAAATCAAATTCGGCACTAGTATTTATATCACAATTATTGATGTTCATAGTAAATTGATTAGATGTTGGATTTTGTTTATCCAAGATAACACATTCAATAAAGTGAGAACCAGTTGCACTCATTCGTACACTTAAGTTACTGGTTTTAAGAGTAGTTGAAGCTTTACGGAGTTGGGTTAATTCTTCATGTGTTAGAGTAAATTTTAGATCTTCACATGGCAGATTAATATCTTTTGTTGCAACGGTAAGAACATCAATGTCAGAGAAGTAATACTTGAATGTTGTAATACCATCAGTGATATTAACAAACTTCTTATCCTCATCAAATGATAATGTAGGGTCATCGAACATATTAAGACAAGCTAGGAATTCACCTAAGTCATATATGCCAAATGGGTATGGGGAATCAAATGCTACATTGGCTTTTGCCATAAGAGTCTTTGATGTTGACATGCTCCGAATAATTCCACCTTCCTCACCGATTGCAATATTACTATTGATCGCTTGGAAGTTATTCAATACATCTTTTATTTCATTACTAAGTTTCATTATTCGACTCCTTTATGTCATGTTCATTCATTGCTAATAGTGCATAATGAATGATCTTCATTAGATCTTCACGGTTTGCTCCATTCTTTTTACCATATCTTGATGCGTATTTCAATACATTACCAAGACAGAAATCTAATCCTAAGCCAGAGGCAGAGATTAGATCCATACTTTGTA